CTCGTCTACACCGGTATCTATCGGCTCCCACAACAACCTTCTGCTTACTCTATCTGACACTGTTGCCGAGTCAGATACAAATACTGTGATCCTGCCTGTCGCACTATCTACGTCTGTTGCTGCTGTTGTCTCTGCAACCTGTACGGCAAAAATACCCAACGATGAAACTTCTAGTGATGCATTCGCCGACTCCACAATGCTAGTGAGCATTGTGTTAAATACGTTAGTACTATCTGCAGCTACTACGCCTTCGCCAATATTGTTCGGTATAGCAAAGACGCTTGTTATCTCAACATTACCCGCCGCCGTTTCGTCAATCACAACCCTATAAGACGGGATAGATGAAACCTCGTCAAGCCCAGCTGCAGTCTCTGATATCGAGCCAAACGTCGTGCGTAGCGGCGTTACCGCATCTGTAGCTACAACACTTTCAATAATCCGGACATTTACGTTCGCAAGGCTGCTTACCAGATCTGCTGCCGTGGCCGTTTCATTCACACGAACGGCTGCTGTAAACCTGCTTAATACCGACTCACTCGCTACAACCGACTCTGCAACACTGGCACCAAGCGCAAATACCGCAAGTACCGTATCCGCCGCTGTTACCGTTTCACTTATCGTTCCAACCTTGATCGGCTGGCCAAACACAAAGTCTGCTGTTGCTGCGCTCTCGTCAATGAAGACTGTGACCGGAGCTGTGCCTGCAACGTTGGTCTGCTCGGACGCGGTAACTAGACCGCCGTTACCCAGCCCCCAGCCGTCAGAACCCCACGGCCCGTTGCCCCAGCCAGCGTTAGAGACGAGCGGGTAGTAGACCGAACAGCCCCACCCAGCTTCGCCCCATGTACCGCTGCTATAGCCCCCATCAACGATGGCCACACATTACTCCACAGATTCCAGCTCTTCAAGAGTAAACCAACGCTCCTGCGAAACATCGCCGTTAGTCCATGACATCAGATACCAGATCGTACCGTCTTCGTCCATGCGCATGTGCGCAATCTCACCTTGCGGTGCGGTAACTTTCAGTCTGACCTTGTCGCCCTTCTTAAACATAGTCATCTCCTATTAGGACGCATCAAGGTTGAACGAGTAAGTCACGTTCAGCACGTCGCCAGAAACAACCTGACGATCACCGGGCGACTGGAAGTCAGACACCGAGAACAGCGTGCCGGATGTACCTGTAGCTACATTTGCCAAGAAAGCACCGGAAATAGTCGCGTTAGCGTTCATGGTGAACGACGCGGTAGACGATGCATTGTTGATATTCGATGGGTCAGCCAACGTAGCCGCACCGAACGTAGCGGCTTTGCGGTTACCAGAATAGCTGCTGTTTTCTTCCCAGCCAGCATGCGACGCCAAAGTGTCGCCACCAGAGAAGGTGGTGTTTGACGAAGTATTACCAACAAGGCCGATGTACCACGTAGCTGTATAGGACGAGCCAGTGAAGAACTTGGTGTTCATGTCCTGCAGACCTGTGTTGACCACAAGGTTTGGAGCAAGGTCAGCCCACTTCAGGTTGCCGTCTTTGTCATGGCAAGTAACGGTAAACACACCGCCTGCCGACATGTTCTCAACAAAACCGGTCTTACGCGCAACAGCACCGCTGACGGTCTCGCTGGATTTAGAAGATTCAATAGTCATGATGACTCCTCAAGGAAAACGAATTAAAGCCGTCGTTGCTGTATTGGCAGGCAATGTGACGGTAAAGGTTTGTCCAGCCGGGGTTTTATCCGCCCCGAAGTCCAAAACAGCCACAGAGCTGTTGCTCTGTGTGGCATTATAAATAAGGGCACCGCGTGTAGTAAACGTAGCATTTGCCCAGACAGGGTTGTTAAAGCTTACGTAGACAATACCATTAGATGATGACGAAATATTAACGTTTACTAACGTCTCGCCACCAGCCGTATACCCTGTACCTGACGTTTCACCTTCTGCGCTATACACAGTGGTAGTAGGACCTAACGTAGCAAACGCCGTATACAAGGCCATCTTCAAGGTATCTGAAGTCAGGTTCTGCTGCCCTTGCAGCATCTGCTCCTTGAAGCTATTAGTTATGCCCTGTTGTATGGTCACGTGGTCACCTTAATTCTTGGCTGACCTTCACGGTACGCATCACCACGCTCCAGACCATCGCCCAGACGAGTAAGCTGTTGCAACGCCTCAGCATACTTTTGCCCATAGAACGCCATAACGTCTTGCTCACCCTTCATAAAAGTGTAAGCCTCTAGCAAAGAACCGTATAGCAAAATAGGGTCGTAGTTATCGCCCAGCCACGTGCGCCCATCGGCGGCTATTGTGATTGACTCAGGGTAATAGTAATAGTGCAGCTCCACTGAATACGCGGCGTCAGGGGTCGGACCCAGAATAAACGTTAGCTCATCAGAAATGGTCTCGCTGGCTACCGCAGGGCCAAAAATAGAGTAATACCTAGGTATGCCAGTATCAGCTGGGCTAGGGTATGCCGCACGAATAAAGTTAACGTCTTTGTTAAGCAGATACTCGTAATTGCCGTCAGCATCTATAACCGCCATGGAATATGAGGACAGATAATCTACGGGGCATGGCAGATACTTGTTGTTCGCTTTAGTCGCACCGGTCACGTTCTTGCGTAGGGGCGGGATAAGCACAGAGTTATAGATGCGCTGTTCCGCCTGTGTAACAAACACAGGAATATTGTCTACGAACAATTGTTCGTAGTTCTCGGTGTACGCCGTTATAGCGGCTACAAGCTCTGTATAAGTCATGCCATCGGACCGCGTGCTTTAGTACCTTTAGTTGCTGCGCCGTTACCCCGAGTGACGATACCGTCAGTCTTGGTGCCCTTATAGTTGCCTTTGCTGAGTCCAGCAACAGACGGGTTCATCTCGTTCATGACATTAGCGCCGGGGGTATAGCGGGAATCGGCGTCGATGCTAGAAGACTTACCCTGCATACTATGGGGGGCGGCGTACACGGAAGCCTGACCGACCTCCTTGCCTTTCACTTTCTGTGAAAACTTAGCCATTATCGACCTCTCTGGTTTGCAGCACGAGCAAGGTTACGGCCCATCTTCTTCATGTCCATGCTAGTGACGCCTCCTTTTTTCATGCCTTTGCCATGGTGCATGCGCTTCTCATGAGCCTTAACTTCTGCTTTGGCTACCTGTTTCATCTTGTCCATATTTACTCCTAAGTGATCGTAATAGTCACGTTTGCTACCACCGGCACTGACACCAAGTTGTTGGGGGTCAGCGGGTTGTCGTACGCTTGCGCCCCACCTACCGGGTTCCACCCCCACTGAATAATCCTACTGCCCTCGCCCGGGTCACCAAAGTCTGTATCTAACGTCAGCTGCAGGCCAGTGTAGCCGGACTGCGTATAACTCTTGTCTGGCCGTGGATCGCGCAACGCCTGAGGATCGTCCACGGGATACATACCTAACTGCAACTGCGGCTGGTCTGGTTCCCAGCATGTCTTACAGACCTTGATGTTGACCTGCTTGGTCTTGATCGTAAGCTTCCGTAATTCCTTTAGCTTATATCTAAACCCGCAACGATCACACTCCGAGATCGCATTCTTACCACTAGCAAACCTGTTACTCATGGTTAAATAAACGACTCACGAGGAACAAACCGATCTGCCGCCTTTTCCCTATCCTCACCAGACGCCAAGTCCCACGCTTCGTCATACATCATCTTCAGTGCCTGCACGCGCATCGGGTCTACCTCAGGGCGCTTAACCGCTAGCATGAACGACAGTCCAGCCACCATAGCGTTGTAGAAACGAAACGGAATATCCACCACGTTTGTACCACTACCAGCGTCAAAAATACGGCGCATGCGCCAGTACTTAAAGTAATAGTAGGGCACTTCAGCTGAGCCCTGATCGGGCGCAGGCCAGACATTAATCTGCGGGTAGCTAGGCGTAGCAGTGTTCGACCCTACCTTTTGTCCTGACTGACGGTTTACCCATACTTGAATAGGGCGACCCTGTGTAAGCTTGTTAGGGATAGTAGAGTAAGTTGATACGCTAATCCGCGTGATATTCAGATCGGTCTGGTTAGGGCCCTGTCCAGCATTAGTACGAATAACATGCTCAACAAGATCAACTGTATTGGCAGGAAGATCATAAGTCACTTGCCCTTGAATAAGGGGTATTTCGCCCTGCTCGATAGTCCACAGGTTGATACCCCGGTTGCCCCACTCGGCCAGCAAAAAATTCAGGCTACGCCGCGCCGTACGGAAGTCATAACCCGAGCGCAGCTCTAAGCCGCAACGCTCAAACGCCTCTTCGAACAGTTCGTTGAGGTCAGGGTTAAAGTTGTACGTGTCGGATGTGTATGCCACGTTTAAGCCCTCGTCTTGCCTCTTATTGCACAGCCATCAGCCCGTGCTGACGCTGATTTTACTTTGCCGCCTGTTTTGTAACCTTCTTTTTTCATCATTGCTTTCGGGTCAAGGTCTGCGCCTAGCTGTGCTTCACGTCTATCCTCACGCGACCCACCAGAACCGCCACCCGCTTTTCGTTCAGCCCTTATTCTGGCTAATTCCTCTTTTACTCGTTGCTTATGCTGGGCAATAGCTTCTTTTTGTGCGGCAGCGGCTTCTGCTTTATCAGCTTCTCTCTCCTTGATGCGTTGC